CGAAGGGTAGGCCCCGCGTCACACAGAACGGAACGTACACGCCGAAGAGCACGCGAAAATACGAAGCCGCTATTCGCGCGGCGTGGGAACGGGAGTACGTGATGCCGTTTGCCGAGGGAGATGCGCTGGAACTCGATGTTGTAGCGTATTTCCCGATTCCGAAGGGGACGCCGAAGAAACGAAGCGAGGAAATGGTGGCTAAACCGTACACAAAGCGCGGGGACCTCGACAACATCGTCAAATCCGTCATGGATGCGCTCAACGGGTACGCTTACCCGGATGACGCGGCGATATGGAATATTGCGGCGAGGAAAAGATACACGAATGAGACGCCAGTCACGATAGTAACGCTGACCAAATCGCGAAGCGCAAGGGAGTTTACCGATGAGCTTTGAACACTGCCACAGCTGCAAGCCACCAACGAGGTACCCCGGCTGTCACAGCGAGTGCCCGCACTATCAGGTGGATATCGCCAAGTACAACGCGGCGAGGGATGAAGAGCAGCGGGAAGCGCAGGAGAAAGACGATTACTTGAGCGCGCGCCATTTCAAGACGCGGCGCTATCAACGGCTGAAATGAGGGAGCAAGAAAAGATGTTGACAGAAAAAGAGTTGGGCGAACGGCTCAAAAATATTCGCAAAATGCGAAATATCAGCCAGTTTCGGATGGCCGATATGATGGGCACAGAACAGTCAACCATTGCCAAATTCGAAAAGGGCGCGAGCTATCCGAAGGTGTCGACGCTATATAGATACGCCGAATGCGTTGGCTTGACGTTGAGCGATATTCTGGCGGAATCCCCACCGGCGAAAAAAGGCATGCTGTCGCCGGAAGAGATCGGCGAGAACATCAAGAAATGGAGTGCGCTGCGGGGCATGAGTATCAAGGGGCTTGCAGAAAAGGCGGGATTATCGCGCAGTAGCATCTTAAACCTCAGAGAGGGACGATGCATCAGCTACATGCCGACGTATCAGTACATTGCCGAAGCACTGGGCGTGACCGTCGGGACGCTGCTCGGAGAGGTGCAGGAAAATGAGTGAGAACACGAACCACGTGCCGTTTAAGACGGTCGTATATCCGCAGCTCAAGAAAGCCTTGCAGTCATCGGGCATGACACCGCCGGAGTTGAGCAAGAAGATCGGCGTCTCCCCGCTCTGCGTGTGGCGATGGACAACGGGGAAGAACGAATTCAGCATCGGCGTTATCAAGGCAATCCTTGCTGCGACGGGGCTGACATTTGAAGAGGCTTTCGGGGAGGTACACACATGAGCAAAATCGTGAGACCGAAAACGCCGTTTGAGTTCTGCGCTTATCCGGTGCTCAAGGAGGCGCTGGAAAAGACGAACTATAACCAAACAGAACTTGCACAATCCCTCGGTACGTCGCAGTTTACGGTGTCGGCGTGGGTGCGCGGCGACCGCGATACAACGGTGCGGCTGCTGCTGGCGCTGGAAGACCTGACTGGACTGACGTTCCGGGAACTGTTTGGGGAATGCGAGGGACAACGTGGAAGGGTATAGCAATCAGCCGATTCCGAAGGAGGCGGCGAAACAGCTTTTAGCCCTTGATTTGCAGGACAAGGAAATATTGAGCTATGAGAAGATCGATCAATGGTACACCGCGTGGAACGGAAAGTGCTATGTGTCATTTTCAGGCGGAAAGGATAGCACGGTGCTGGCATACTTGGCGGCGCGTTACCTGTCGAGTTTCAGGGCGCCGCCGTGGGATCTGAATCTGGTGTTCGTGAACACTGGGCTGGAGTACCCGGAGATACAGAAGTTCGTCAATGAGTACGCCGACTGGCTGCGGAGGGAGTTCCCCCGCGTGGCCGTCAACCTTCACCGTCTACGACCGAAGCTCAACATCCGGCAGGTGTTGACAAGGTACGGCTATCCCGTCATCGGCAAAAAGCAGGCGCGTTTTATCCGCGATCTGCAAAACGCGCACGGGCAAAACGATGCAACGGTCAATCTGTATCTGACCGGCTACAACCGGCAGGGCGTGTACTGCTCGACGATGAAACTGGCGGACAAGTGGCATTATCTCAAGGATGCGCCGTTCCATATTAGTGAGCAGTGCTGCGACGTGATGAAAAAAGCACCCGCCAAGCGATACGAAGCTACGAGCGGATGTGTGCCGTTTACCGCGATGATGGCGAGCGAGAGCCAGCAGCGCGAAAAAGAGTGGAAGCGCACGGGCTGCAACGCCTTCGATGGAAAGCGCCCCATGAGCAAGCCTATGAGCTTCTGGACAGATCAGGACGTGCTTGCGTTCCTGAAAGACGAAAACATCCCGTATTGCAGCGTATACGGCGACATCGTGGCGAGCGACGGCGAGAATGATTATCCGTCGACGCTCATCGAAAAGCCGCTGCACTGCACGGGCTGCCAACGCACGGGGTGCATGTTCTGTGCGTTCGGCGCTCATCTTGAAAAGGGAGAGACCCGCTTCGAGCGCATGAAGCGCACGCACCCAAAGCACTACGACTTTTGCATCGGCGGCGGAGAGTTTGACCCCGCGGACGGGATGTGGAAGCCAAACGAAAAGGGCCTCGGCTATGGTCGAGTGCTGGATTTTATCGGAGTGAGGTATTGAGCATGTACATTGGCGAACCATTTAGCTGGAAGCCTGCCGCATTTGAGGGCAGCAACGGCATTATGAGCGTTACCACGAAAGAGATGACTGCGCACGGGCGCGTCGTCTACATCAACGAGGCGCGCCGCTACTTTACGGCGGAGGCCGATTTCAACGGGAAGAAGCTCAGAGAGAGCTTTAAATTTTAACAAAAATCAGGAGGAATTTCATCATGAACAACAATCAGGACTACATCGTTCGCTGCGACCGCGCAGGCGTGTTTTTCGGCAAGATCAAGGAGCGCAACGGCTCCGAGGTCACCATGACCGAGGTGCGTAAACTGTGGAGCTGGGAAGGTGCATTCGCTGTGGAACAGCTGGCGCAGGACGGCACAAAAGCACCGGGCAACTGCCGTTTTACCGTGACGGTCACAGAAATGACCGTGATGGGAGCAATCCAGATCATCCCGTGCACGGATGATGCATCGGTATCGCTTCGCGGCGTAAAGGAGTGGAAGAGATGACGCTTGATGATAAGGTCAAGGAATTCCTGTCAGTAACCTCCGGCTCCGGCTACGGCTCCGGCTCCGGCTCCGGCTCCGGCTACGGCTACGGCGACGGAGCCGGCGACGGATCCGGCTACGGCTCCGGCTCCGGCTCCGGCTCCGGCGACGGCTCCGGCGACGGATCCGGCTACGGCTCCGGCGACGGCTCCGGCGACGGCTCCGGCGACGGCTCCGGCTCCGGCTACGGCTACGGCTCCGGCGACGGCTACGGCATTAAAAACTTCAATGGGGAATCTGTCTATAAAATCGACGGTGTCAATACGCTGATTCGTTCCGTGCGCGGCAACACCGCGCACGGGGCAATCCTGAACGGTGATTTGACGCTCACGCCGTGCTACATCGTCAAGCAAGACAATGTTTTTGCACACGGGGAAACGCTGCGCGAAGCAATGGAGGCACTGCGAGACAAGCTTTTCGAGGATATGCCGGAAGATGAACGCATTGACACGTTTCTGCGCGAAACAGACCGCGAGAAAGCATATCCGACACAGTATTTTTATGACTGGCATCACCGCCTGACTGGATCGTGCGACATGGGGCGAAAGCAGTTTGCCCGCGATCACGGTGTTGACCTTGAGCACGGCATGATGACGCTGACGGAGTTTTTGGAGTTGACAAAAGACGCTTACGGTGGCGATGTGATCCGAAAAGTGATTAGTAAGATGCAGGAGGTGGAGTGATGGAACGACTGACGAAGCGCGACAACGATGGACAGGCAATGATGGATTGCGAGAAGTGTAAAGCGGATTGGACAGGTAAGCATGGTAAGCCGATGGATGACTGCACCGCGCTGTACTGCCGCAATCGCCTCAAGGATCGCCTCGCCGCCTACGAGGACAGAGAGTGTGCGCCGGAGGAAGTTCTACCGAAGGACAAGGCAGACGAGATCGCGTTGAAGCTCATGCGCCTTGCTGATTTGGAAAGCCTTTGCAGCTATACCCGCCTGCGCGAGCTGGCCGAGGCCGACAAGGACGGGCGTCTGGTGGTGCTGCCGTGCAAGGTGGGCGATACGGTGTATTTTGCTTTGCTTGGAAGAATCATTGAGAAGCAAGTATTTAGCATCGTTTCATTTTCAAATTCCACAAGAATTTACTGTGGCGGAACCAGCGAATATTTCAGGCCAGAGGATATAGGAAAAACCTTCTTCCTTACCCGCGAGGAGGCGGAGAAAGCATTGGAGGCGATGAAGGATGACTGAATTGAAACGCTGCCCTGAGTGCGGTGGAGTTGCAACCGTTATCCATATGTACGATACCTACGATAGAGCAGATTTTGGGTGGACTGCCGGTTGTGGGAGATATAGGGCTGGTGATGGCCTCCACACAAAGAAGATGAAAGTATCTGGGTTGCCCAGCAAAGCAAAAGCAATCGAGGCATGGAACAGGAGGGCGGGCAATGACACTAACTGAGATGTTTACAATTTGTGATTCGTGTGTATATGCGCCATGTCTTTGTGGGAATGACCCTGAGGTCTGCGTAGCGTATGTGAGGAGGGGTGAAAATGGATGAATACATAAGCCGCAAGGCGGCGATTGCTTATATCCGTGAGCAATCGGAAGAATGTCAAAAAGCGTTTGAAGAGCTTGGCGGGGAAAGCGGAATCTACGCAGACGCCTATAACGATTTAGCGGAGGACTTTTACAGCATTCCCGCCGCTGACGTTGCGCCGGTGGTGCATGGGCGGTGGGTAGATGGAAAGTGCTCAAACTGCGGCGTGGATATTCCGACAGATGATGCACACGATGCAATCTTTGAGAATGAGTGCCGTTTTTGCTATTACTGCGGGGCCAAGATGGACGGAGGGAATAGTTGATGGTTAAAGTGTTCTGTGATATGTGCGGGCGCGAGATTGACTACGAGGTTGACGGTGTGAATCTGGATTTCAATCACTACGGCGTTGTGAATTTTAAGACACCATTTTCTGCGGAGAAACAACTGTGCCTCTCCTGCGCGGCCAGAGTCCGCAACTTTGTGGAGAACTCTGCAAAAATGGACGGAGGTGACAGCGATGCGGCTGATTGATGGCGACGTGCTATGGGAAAAGCTTGATGACGAGCCGTGGTACGACAACGCAGATAGGGACGAAATTGCTTTGCCCATCGTGGCCGCTGCTCCCACCGTCGATGCTGTGGTCGTGACGCGGTGCAAGGACTGCGCGCACAGCACATTGCCGTCAGAGCTTACCCAGCGATACGGTAAGCCGGGGACGCTGACGTGTCACAACAGGCGCGCGCCATGTAATAGACGCAATGTGGGCAGCACCGATTTTTGCAGCTACGGCGAGCCGAAGGAGGTGTAACGAATGGAATCTTTTGTTGAAGGCGTTGGAATGTTCTTTATAGCGATTGGCGGCATTGCAGCGATTCTTGCAGCGTTATGCTTTTTATGGTGGCTGGTTGAGACTGCATGGATTGCAGCAAGCAACAGATTCCGCGATATCTGCAAGGCGGAAAGCCTGATTTTTGAATATCGACGAGAGCGCAAAGAATATCTGTGGTGGAAAGAGCACGTGAAAGGGAACGTATATGCTGACGATCACGATTAAAGCCAACGTCCCCGCCGCTGACGCGCAGGGCATCAAGGAGCGCATCGCCATGGATATTGAGCGATATGGTGACTGCAAGGTCGTGAGCATCGTGAGCGACCGGGGACGGGAAGAACAGATGAAAATGGAAGGAGCCAAGCTATGAGCATCAACGTAAAGAAGTACACCAAAGACCAGATGGCGAAGATGGTGGAGGAAGCCACCGAAAGGCAGGAAGCGGCGGAAGCCGAGGCGGCGGCACATTTTAAGGCCGGAGTAAAACTGGCCGAGGAAAATGAAAAACTGCGCGGAGAAATCGGCACGCTGACGGAAAAGCTTGACCAGATGAACGGCGAGGCCATCACCCGAGAGAACGAGATCGCAAACCTGAAAGCGGACGCAGATGTGCTGCGAAATAAGCTCGCCGATACTGAGGCGGCGCTTGGGCGGGCGAACGACGATCTTGCTTTTAAGGGGACGGTCATTGATGTAATGCGTGACAAGCGCTACAACGCCGAGCAGCGCGCCAATTACGCAGAATCCCATCCGTGGAGAAACCTGTGGGCGTGGGTGAAGCGGAAGGTGGCGCGCCATGAGTAACGATCCGTTTAAATGGAGTACACCGCCGAGAGGGAGCGCACCTGCCAATAGCCCGTGCATCGAGCATGACAATGTAAGTCACCCCGCGCATTACACGGCGGGAGGGGTCGAGTGCATCGACGCCATTGCGGCCGCATTGACGTGCCAGAAAGACCCGATGCAAGCATGGCTGACGGGACAGGTGCTCAAGTACATGTGGCGCTGGCCGCTGAAAAACGGCAAGGAAGATCTGCGAAAGGCGAGATTCTATCTTGACAGGCTGATCAACAGCGCGGGAGATGATTGAGGTGATGCGATGAGCACGTTTCCTGATCGGCTGCGGAGGTTACGCGAACGCCAGCAATTAAAGCGCTGCGTTCTGTCTGAGCTGTGCGGGCTGAACCGTAACACCATCAAGCGCTATGAGATGGGGACGCAGAAACCGTCAATGGACGCGCTGATAAGCATTGCTGATTATTTCGGCGTGTCGATTGACTACCTGCTTGGCAGGTCGGACTATCCAAAAAGTTTATAAAAATATTTTGCAAAACTCACTTATAAGTGAGTCAGGGTATTGCAATCATGAGAAAATTGAACCGCAGAGGTGTAAAAGCCTTTGCGGTTCTCTCATTTATGGCGTTTACCTCCTGCGCCATAGCGGGGCGCGGTGCTTTTCATCTTTTCACACCGCCCCCCGCGATTTGCCGCACGCACGATGCAGCCCACGATCAGGGCCGAGAGGTCGCACCTCTCATGCGGCACAGGACCCCGCGCACCTCTCAACGATGTGGCCCAGCGGGGACATACGCAGACGTAGCTCAGTTGGTAAAGCACCGGACTTCGTGAGCCGGTATGTCGTGGGTCCGAGCCCCACCGTCTGTGCCAGTGGCCGGGTAGCGCCCGGACAATGTGAGACCGTTGTCGTCATGGCTCACATGGAAATGACAAAGCTCGCTGAAAACTGCGCTTGTCTTGATGCGTCAAGACCGGTTTGACCTGACGGAATAGGGGCTACGACTTTTCGGAGCGTAGTTGTCGGTAGCGTGTGACAATCTAAGCGAGAAAGACGGCCAATGGAAAGAATAACGCCAAATGTGGGCGGCGTTGTGGCCCTTCGGGGCGGGTAAAGTCTGCTATGTAAGGCCAAGGGGTGGGGGCTGGTAGCAAATAAAGGTGCGAGGTGGTGACAATGGCTGCGCGTCTGACAGACCGGCAGAAAAAGAAAATACTGGCGGACTATGTGCAGACGAACAACTATTGCGCTACAGCCAGAATGAACAATGTGTCGGCAACCTCAGTGAAAAACCTTGTGCGAGGGAATGCCGACATTGTGAAAATGTGCGAACAAAAAAAAGAAGAGAACACGGTGGAAATGCTGGCTTTTATGGAATCTCGCAAAGGCGAGATGCAAAAAGCCATTGATTTGCACTTAAAAGCACTAACTGACCCCGAAAAAATTAAGGCAGCGGCATTGAGCCAAATTGCTACGTCTTTCGGAATCATCGTTGATAAGGCGACTAAAAATACCGCTGGCAGCAATGACAGCCTCAATAAGCTGGACGGTCTGATTAAGGAGTTTAGGGATGCTGTTAAGCCAGAAACAAACTGAATTTGTTGTTAATTGCGGTCATCGCTGGAATTTCAAGGGCGGGGCTACGCGTAGCGGAAAAACATATCTCGATTTTAAGTGGATTCTCCCCATGCGGATTCGCGAACGCGTCGGAAAAGATGGGCTCACGGTAATTTTAGGTGTTACAAAATCAACTATTGAGCGCAATGTGTTAGAGCCTATGCGGAACATATACGGTGCGGATTTGGTAGGAGCAATATCAAGCGATAATACCGCGTGGATATTTGGAGAAAAGTGCTATTGTCTGGGCGCAGAAAAGGTCTCTCAAGTTTCCAAAATTCGAGGTGCGTCTATTAAATATTGCTACGGGGACGAAGTTGCGGATTGGTCGGAAGAAGTCTTTTCGCTCCTAAAAAGCCGCCTCGATAAAGAGTATTCCTGTTTTGATGGTACATATAATCCGCAGTATCCAAACCATTGGCTGAAAAAATTCCTTGATAGCGATGCGGATATTTTCAGCCAAACGTACACGATTGATGATAACCCGTTTCTTCCTCCTGCGTTTGTTGAAAACCTAAAAAAGGAATACGAAGGAACGGTTTATTATGATCGATATATTAGGGGGCTGTGGATAGCTGCGGAGGGCGTTGTTTACAAGGACTTTGCCAACGATACTGAAAAGTATCTGATCGGGGATCCTTTGGATTGGGCAGAAGAGAACGATACAAAGTTCTCGGTTATTTCCATCGGCGTTGATTTCGGCGGCACGAAATCCGCGACAAAGTTTCAGGCGACCGGGATTACAAAAGATTATCGTGTGGTCGCGCTTGAAGAGGAATACATCAAGAACGAAGAGATTGACCCTGACGCTCTGAACCGGCGCTTTGCTACGTTTGTCCAGATGGTTACGACAAAGTATGGATATAGCCAGACGCGAGCAGATAGCGCGGAAACGGTGCTGATTCGCGGGTTAGATCATACCGCGCAGAAGATGCACCTCGGCACGCAGGTCAAAAACGCAATGAAACTGCAAATCACAGATAGAATTAGGCTCGTGGTATTGCTGATGAAGCAGGGGAGATTTAAGGTTTCGCGAAACTGCCCGCATCTGATAGATGCACTGCAATCTGCAATTTATGATCCTGACAAGTTCGAGGACGAGCGCCTTGACGATGGAACATCTGATATTGACAGCCTTGACGCATTTGAGTACAGCGTTGAGCCGTACTACAAGGAATTGGAGCGCGCAGGGCACATGAGGACGGTGAAAGAGTGAATATTCGCAGAGCACTTAAAGAATTGGGCTTTGACACGATCAATAGCAAGTTCTACGACCTGATCGATGTATGGAAATCATGGTATGACGGCGATGTAAAAGACTTCCACAGTTATACTGTGTGGAATGGCATCGAAGAGCTGGAATGCCACAGGTATTCCGTCAACATGGGCAAGAAAGTCTGCGAGGATTGGGCAAACCTGCTGATGAACGAGCGTGTGAATATCACGCTTGAGGGCAAGAAGGAGCAGGAATTTGTAGATGAGATTCTTTCCGATAATAATTGGGAAGTAAAATCCAATGAATTGCAGGAGCGGAAATCCGCTGTTGGGACAGTTGCTTATGTCCCAATCATGGAGGATATGGGCGTTGACCCTGATACAGCAGAGATCGCTAACCCCGGGAGAATTCATATCAACTATGTAACCGCTGCAAACATCTACCCGCTGACGTGGGACAATGGCATTATTCGTGAGTGCGCTTTCGCGTGGACAAAACGAGTTGATGATACGGAATACACCTACATTCAGGTGCATCGGCTGAGCGGCGGCGAATACGACATCGAAAACCACCTGTACGATGCGGAGGAAGTTCCATTAACCAGCGTGAGAGGATTTGAAGCAATTCCCCCTGTTGTCCACACAGGAAGCGCCAAGCCGCAGTTTGTCATCGACCGCCTGAACATTGCGAACTCTGATGAAGATAACCCTATGGGCGTTGCAGTGTTCGCTTCCGCCATCGACCAGCTCAAAAGCGTTGATATTACATACGATAGTTATGTGAATGAGTTTGTGCTGGGGAAAAAGCGCATCGTGGTACAGCCGGAAGCAACCAAGGACATCAACGGTAGGCCAGTCTTTGATAAGCGCGAAACGGTTTACTACGTTCTACCGGAAGATCGCGCATCTGATGGAAACATTTTGCAGCAGGTCGATATGACGCTGCGCACAGCAGAGTTTAACACCGGTATGCAAGATATGCTCAACGTATTGTCGAGTAAATGCGGCTTTGGCGAGAATCATTACAAATTCGATCAGACAAGCATTGCCACGGCTACGCAGGTCATCAGCGAAAACAGCACTATGTTCCGCACAATCAAGAAGCATGAAATTCTGCTCGAGCAAGCAATCACGGAGCTGTGTCGCATCCTGCTTCGATTGGGCAATCGCTACATGGACGCAGGACTTGATGAGGAAGTCGAAATTTCCATTGACTTTGATGACAGCATCATTGAGGACAAGCAGACCGACTTTTCTCGTGATATGCAGCTCCTCAGCGCGGGCATTATGAACGACTGGGAGTTCCGCATGAAGTGGATGAACGAGGACGAGGCGACCGCAAAGGCGGCGCTGCCGAAGATGCAGGACATGACGACCGAAGGACAACAGGAGGTAGAGTAATGGTCGGCAGAGGTGGAGCTGGTGGCGGAACTGCCACTACGAAGAATAATGTTCGCACAGTGCAAGGCGTTTCTGTTGGTTCTCGCCTTTTTGCCAGAGAAAATGATGTTGCAAAACTCTCACAGAATACTATCTGGATTGAAAACACGAGCACGCCGCACGCTGTTTTGAAAAACAGTCAAGGAACAGTTCAAGTGCAAGGTAATAAAAAGGACAAATACGGCATCCTCGAAAATGTGAATACCGCCGTTGTGCATCTCAGCGGCGTTGACCGAAGCACACCAACAAGGGAAGTCACCAAATTAAACAAGCAACTTAACGAAATACGCTCAAGGGGTTTTGATGTCCAAAGAATTAGTGTGGGCGAATATGAAAGCGTTGCTTACATAAAACGAAAGCTATTCACAAGGGCTTTTTAACAATTTTCAATGATAAACTTTGAAAATTTGGACAAGTTCATGTTCCCAGGGGTCGGAAAGTACGGTATCCCGCAGATTGAGCCGGTCAAAGATTACCCCTATGGCGAGTTTATCCCCGTAAATTACCATTACACGGCGAAAGACACGAAAAGCAAGATCGTGCATTTCTTCGTGGACGATTATCAATTCATTCGGTATTGGAACACGCCTGACAAGTACATTCCGCAACTGTCGCAGTTTGCGGCAGTGTGCGCGCCGGACTTCTCCACTTACACGGATATGCCGCTGGCGATGCAGATATACAACCACTATCGCAAGCACTGGCTGGCGGCATACTGGCAAATGCACGGCATGACGGTCTATCCAACGATCTCATGGAGCGACGAGAGCAGTTATGATTGGTGCTTTGATGGCGAGCCTGTCGGCGGAATAGTTGCAGTTAGCTCGGTAGGCACACAGCAGAACAAGGAAAGCAAGCGGCTCTTCCTGCGCGGTTACGAAGAAATGATGAAACGTCTTTCACCGGAATGGGTGATATTCTACGGGCAAGTGCCGGAAGAATGCGATTGGAATGTAATTCGCGTAAAACCGCACTATGATGATATTGTGAAACGGAGGAAAGCAAATGAAATATCCGTTTCGGCCGGAAGTCCTTGACGCGCTCCCAGAAGAACTGGCAGAGCTGTTCCGTGCGCTTGAAATCACGCTGCTGGAAGAGATCTGCTCCCGGCTGAAAGCTGCGGATGAACTGAACGAGGTTACGGTGCAGGACATCAAGGCGCTGCGGGCGCATGGCATCGATCTGAAAGAGATTGAGAAAGCCATACGCCAGACTACCGGCATCAGCGAGAAAAAGCTGAACGAGCTGATAGACGATGTGGTGGAGCGCAACCAAAAGTATTACACCGAGGTCATAGACCTTGCCCGTGTAACACAGCCTGACGTGCTGGTGGATGCAACCACCATTGACGCCATCAAACGGCGAACGCGGGACGTGTTCCGAAACATCACCGCTTCGATGGGTTTTTTGGTAGACGCAGGGCGGACGATGCTGCCCTCCGCAAAGGCTTACCAGTGGGCTTTAGATGCCGCTACGGTGAAAGTAGGAAGCGGGGCTTTCTCTTATGGGCAAGCCATAAAAGAAGCCGTTAGGGAGCTTGCAAGCGGCGGCCTGCGGGTAGTGGACTATGAGAGCGGACACCGTGACCATGTAGACGTAGCTGTCCGCCGTGCTGTAATGACAGGCGTATCGCAGATGTGCAGTAAGTACACGGAGCAAGCGGCGGAATACCTGGAAACGCCGTATTACGAAGTATCTGCCCACGCTGGGGCGCGTGATGTGCCGGGGCGGTCTCCGTGGTCATCGCACAAGGAGTGGCAGGGCAAAGTGTATTCCACCCGTAGCGGCGACATCTACCCGAACATCTACGAAGTGTGCGGTCTGGGTGCCGTTGATGGCCTGGAAGGAGCCAACTGCCGCCACCGCCGCAACGTTTGGGTTGAGGGCGTAAGCGAACGTACCTACACAGACGAACAGCTTGCCCACATTGACGATGGTCTGGGCTGTACGTTTGAGGGCAAGACCTATACGGCATACGAAGCCACGCAGGAGCAGCGCAAGGTGGAGCGCACCATACGCAAGCTAAAGCGCGAAAAGGCGGCGTACAGTGCCGCAGGGCTGACAGACGAAGAACAGGCAGCGAATATCAAACTACGACGCCTGAACGCAAAGTACAAGGCGTTCAGCAAGGCGGCTGGGCTGCCGGAGCAGCGGGAAAGGATGAAGGTGCTGTATGAGAATTAAAGCAAGAAGTTACGAAGGAATTGTGCTTGAACTTGACGGAGATGTGCGAGTGCTGCGTGATTACACCCGCGAGATTGTGCGCGTGATCAAGTATCAGGTTGTAATTCTGTGTGATGATGGCGCAAAAGTTGAGCTTACAGATGTAGCCCCAAAAGAAATTGAGGTAGTCAATGAACCGTGATGAAATTGTACAGGCTATCGAAGCCATTTTGAAGCGGGGCAACAACGCAGAAGTGCGGCGAAAAGGCGATGGCGTTATTGTTCTGGAAGTCCAAAAGAAAATCAAATATCAATCCTCGGTGTAATCGGGCACCGGGAAGGGCAATAGGAGCCAACTACCGAGTTTTCCTCGGTGGTTGGCTCTTTTGTTTTAAGTAAAACCCGCGAAGCACAGCGGTTTTTATACAACGTTCGCCCCCGAAGAATTGGGGCCAAAGAAAAGGAGAACGAATAACATGGCGAAATTTACGAGAGCGGAAATCAGAAATATTCTCGGCGAGGCTTGCACCGAAGAGATCGAAAATCGCTTGGTTGCGCTGCATCTGGGCGTGGTTGACCCCCTCAAGGACGATCTCACGAAGTACAAGGCGGACGCGGAGAAGCTGCCCAGCGTCCAGAAGGAATTGGACGACCTCAAGGCAGCGGGTGACGGCGGTTACAAGGAGAAGTACGAGAAGGAACACTCGGCCTTTGAAGCCTTTAAGACCGACATCACGGCAAAGGAGAGCAAGGCGGCGAAGGAAAAGGCCGTCCGGGCTTACTTTGAGAGCAAAAACATCACCGGTGCGAATCTCGACCTTGCAATGCGCGGCTGCGGCGAAGAAATGGCCGCATTGGAGCTGGACGGAGAAAAGATCAAGGACACCAAGTCTCTCGATGCGCTCGTAGACGGCACTTACAAGGGGCTTGTCTCCAAGCAGACCGTTCGCGTCGACACTGGCGCACGCTTTAACGGTGGCGGGAAACTGATGACAAAGGACGAGATCATGCAAATTACTGACAGAGCGGAGCGGCGCGCTGCAATCGCCGCAAATATGGATTTGTTTAGAAAGGAAGAATAAAAATGGCTGCTGATCCTAAGCTCATTAAGAAAGCTGACCTCGCGCGCGTGCGCGAGATCGAATTTACCGAAATGTTCGGCTATTCCATCAAAAAGCTGATGGAGGCCTTGGGTGTGACCCGCAAGATCGCAAAGCAGGCTGGCACCGTGCTCAAGAGCTACAAGGCTACCGGCACGCTGGAAGATGGTGCCGTGGCGGAAGGTGAAACCATTCCCCTGAGCAAGTACAAGACTGAGGCTGTGAACTATCAGGAGATCACGCTTAAGAAGTGGCGTAAGGCTACCTCTGCCGAGGCAATCACAGACCGCGGCTACGATCAGGCGGTGGAAATGACCACCGACGAAATGCTCAAGGACGTGCAGAAGGGCATCCGTAAGGACTTCTTTACGTTCCTCGCCACCGGCACGGGGACGGCAACGGGCGCGACCTTCCAGGCGGCTCTTGCGCAGGCATGGGGGCAGCTCCAGGTGCTGTTCGAGGACGACGAGATCGGTGCGGTGTATTTTCTGAACCCGCTGGACGTTGCTGACTACCTCGCAAGCGCAAACATTACCTTGCAGACCGCGTTCGGCATGACTTACGTTGAGAACTTCCTCGGCCTTGGCACCGTGATTCTCAATTCCAGCGTTCCCAAGGGCAAGATTTACGCCACCGCCAAGGACAACATTGTCCTGTACTACATTCCTGTGAACGGCGCTGATCTTGGCGAGGTGTTCGATTTCACCACCGACGCCACCGGCTATATCGGTATCCATGAGGAGCCCGATTACACCAACATGACCGCATCTGACACCGTTATCAACGGCATGGTTCTTTTCGCTGAGCGTATCGACGGCGTGGTGGTCGGCTCTATCACTCCGGCGGTGGGGGGCTAACTGAACTGCTGAACGAGCCTGACCCTGACACCCCGGCTTTCTCCGACATGACAAAAGCTGAAATGCTTGCGTATGCCGATGAAAACGGGGTGGAAGGGGTCAGCAGTTCGATGAAAAAGGCTGAAATTCTCGCAGTTTTGGAAGGAGGGCACTGATGACTTACGCAGACTTTGAATACTACTCCGGCACCTATATGGGCGCTGTGAGTGAAAATGACTTCCCGCGTCTTGTTGTCCGCGCCAGCTCCTTCCTCGATTACTACACGCGCAACAGAGCGCAAGACAACGCTAATCTGGATGCGGTAAAGATGTGCTGCTGCGCGCTCGTCGACAAGTATGCAGTCATTGAATCAGCGCAGGCGCTTGCCGTGAAAAACCTTGCAAACGCTGCGGCAAATGACGCGGAAGTCAAAAGCGAAACGGTAGGTAGTTATTCCAGAACGCTTGCAACAGGCGGGGAATCCGCCCTGTCTGCACTCAGTGCGACGGACGGGGCAAAGAAACTGCTTGCGGAAACGTGCATGGAATACCTTGCCCATACTGGGCTACTGTATCGCGGAGGTGGTTGCAGATGTACGCTCCCAACACTGTAACGATTTACAACATCGTGCAGGAGATTGACCCAACAACGTTTGATGAGGTCGAAAAGGTCTATACCACAATCCTGCGTGGCGTGATGCTGCAAGCGTCGAAGGGCGTGAACGTGCGCGAAAGCGGCCTTGAGAGCGCGGACGCTGTAAATCTGTATATCCCGTTCGCCGTGGAAGCGGTGGACGGGGTAACAGGTAAACCAAAAACTTACATCGGTCCGCAATCATTCTTTAAGTCGGCGGACAAATCCGACCTGTGGACGCTCTCATACAAGGGAAACGGGGGCATGACGTGCTTTGTAAAGGGCGAATTCGTGTCGGACAACATGACCGTCGTACTGAGCCATGACGATTGCTACAACGTGACCAAGGTTGATGCTATGAACTACGGTAGCCCCGATATGCAGCACTGGGAAGTCGGAGGTGCGTAATGGGCATCAAGTTTTCCGTGCATACCGATGGGATGGACGCTGTAAGAACTGCCGTTGCAAATGCTTGTACGCGCGCTGAGCACGTTTTAGCCGAGCAGATGGAGAAAGACACGCAGCCTTTTGTGCCGATGCTTACAGGCTCGTTAACGCAGCGTACAAGGGTAGTTGGCAACGACATCATATACCCCGGTCCTTACGCAAGATTCCTGTATTACGGGAAAGTCATGGTTGACCCGAATACCGGCAGCACATACGCGCCAAAAGGCGGTACAAAGGTCGTGACTGACCGCAATTTAGTGTTCAACCACACGGCGCATCCACAGGCACAAGCCCATTGGTGTGAAGCATCAAAAGCGCAGAACCTCGATAAGTGGTTGCGTGTAGCAGAAAAGGCGGTGAAGAAGTACGGAACAGATTAAAAAGACTGTCTCGGCGGCGGAAGAGGATCAGGTCTCCCGAAAGCTGCTTGCGTGGTTAAACACATTCCCTGACAAGCCGGTTGATTTGATTCGGTTCGAATTTCTTCCCGCCGATACTGCGGCGATGGCGCTGTCTACGATTCAGGCGGCATACATCGTACAAAAATACATTCTCGGCGGATATCAGGCGGAATACCAATTCAAGGTCATCTACCGCATGAAGCCGGGGAATAGCAATGATAAACGGCTCAAAGCTGACGAGCTGCTTAACGCCTTGGGCGATTGGGCAGCAAGCGAAACGCCACCTGACATTGGCGACGGCCGCCGCGTTATTCGCATTGAGCCGACAACGCGATCCTCGCTTTTTTCCGTGTATGAAAACGGTGACGAGGATCATCAAATCCTTATGAAAATGAACTACGAGGTGATTAAAAATGGCTGATATGACCTTTAACACCACGGCGGGGCAGACCGTAGACCGAGAACTTCTGATTGCGTGTCTCAACACGGGCGAAACTGGAACCCCCACGTGGTCGCCCTTCGGTACGCGCGTCACAGATTCCAGCATGGAATATGACTGGCAGGAGGATTCCTCGAAGGATATTCTTGGCACGACGCGCACGACCATGAAGAAACCCATCATCACGCAGACCTTTGACCCGTCCGATCTGGACGCTGGGGATCCTGCCATCGTCAAGATTTGGAATCTCGCGGTCAAGGAGCAGAACGCGGCGGCGCTGGCGAATCAGGACGTGCTGATTGTCCACGCCTATGCAGGCACGGCAAAGACCGCAGTATTTGCGGAGCGCTATTCGTCCTGCATGGTTAAGCCCTCTTCCCTCGGCGGCGAGGGTGGCGGCTTTATCGGTATGCCTATCGACGTGACGCTTGGCGGCACGCGCACGGTCGGCACTGCCGCTATCTCTGGCAGCACGATCACGTTTACCGAGGGCGAATAAGAAATAGAGGGCTGGCGTTTGTCAGCCCTCATTTTGGAGGAAGGTATGGAACTCACTTTTGATTCTGGCGTAAAAGAATACACAATTCGCGGCGTAAACGGCGTTGTTACCGTTTACTTTAATCCTGCGGACGTGAACTTTGCAAAGAAAGCATATAAAACCTTTGATGACCTGCGCAAGAAGCAGGAGACCCGTGCAAAGACGCTCGAAAAGGATATCCCCGATGATGAGCTTTTTGACATGGTTGATTCTCTCGACAAGGAAATGCGTAGCATCATCAATGATTTGTTCGGACAGGACATTGCCGATACGCTTTTTGGCAGCGTCAACGCATATTCCGCGGCCAATGGTGCGCCGGTTTGGCAGAACTTTATGACCGCCATCATCGAGCAGTTTGATGAGGCAGTAAAGCGCGAACAGGCGCTTGCCGATGATAAAATCCGCAAGTATACGCAGAAATACCGCAAATGATGTACGATCTTCCAACCTCGCTGAGCGTTTGCGGCGTTGACTATGAAATTCGCTCGGACTATCGCGCGGCGCTTGACGTGCTGGCGGCATTTGCTGCGACTGATCTGACAAACGAGCAAAAAGTGATTGCGGCGCTGGATATCTTTTATCCAGACTTCTTAAAAATGCCGGATGAGCACATTCCAGAAGCCGTGAAACAGATGACATGGTTTCTCGACTGCGGCGATGAAGGCGATAATCAAAAGCGACCTAAATTGATGGATTGGGAGCAAGACTTCCAATACATCGTGGCTCCCATCAACCACGTTGTGGGACATGAAGTGCGCGCAATGCCTTATTTCCATTGGTGGTCATTCGTCTCGGCGTACTACGAAATCGGGGATTGCTTGTTTGCAAACATCGTTCGAATTCGCAACCTGAAAGCAAAAGGAAAAACGCTCGACAAGTCGGATCGAGAATTTTACCGAGAAAACAGGCGGCTTGTCGATCTAAATAAGCCGATGACGGAAGAAGAAAACGACACGATCAATGCGTGGTTGGGCAAAAAAACGCCCGACGCAAAATAGCATCGGGCGAAGATGGTTACTTGTTTGCAATGAATTCAATTTCGTTTCCAGACCAAAAGTCGGGAGTAAAGCGGATTTCAATTTCTTCCCAGTTTTTGGGGACTTCGTATCCGACAACACCGGTCATTTTCTTACCGGCAGCAACGGCTCCATCTAACTGGGGTTTATCGGTTGCGATGGTGGCCGAAATGCTCAGATTTGTCGAGTAGTCATCAACATAGGCGTTGAACGATGCGATAGAGCTAACGGCAATATCTTTATCCGACTGGTTATCAATGGAGAATTCACAAAGCAAAAACACATTACCGTCATCAGGGGTGTTGAACTGCGATCCATTGCTTTCGGCGCAAGAATCAAACTTTACACTGATTCCGTTTAGCTCGGCGGTTTCTCCAACACTAAACGTTTGTTTCTCCGCGCCAGGATCATCGCCCATGTCGTTTAATGCGGCGGCAATCATGCAAATGCCGAAAATAGCAATGATAATCCCCAGCACTGGGTGGCGCTTTTTCTGCTTGGCTCCACACTGCGGGCAAGTGGTAGCGGATTTTGCGATAGATGCCCCGCATACCTTGCAAGTAGTCATCTTATCCATTTTTCATTCCTCCTTGCCATTATTTATGGCTGCTTGGATGATATCACGCAAAAAACCAAAAAGCAAGAAGGTGATATTATGGCTGACGGCGAAGTCGTATTTGAAGCGACTATTAGCGACAAAAAACTCCATCAGGAGTTGAACAAAGTAAAAAGCAATATCGAATCCTTACAAAAGGAGTTTAAAAGGCTCGGCGACCAGAAAACGCCGATGGAAGACCGGCTGCGCAACATCGGAGCAGAGCTGGATGCGGCGAAACAGGAGCTTGCCGATATGCGCACAGCGCCAAAAGGCACGTATGAGAAAATCGACGTGTCCGAGCAGGCCGAGCGCGTGCGAATGCTGCAAAGCGAATTTAACAAAACTGCAAATAGCATTGATAAGCTCAACGAAAAGCTCAACAAAACCGGCGATAAGATTTCCGACGCGAAAACGCAGGCAGTCGAGCTAACACAGCAGATCGAGGGCAGAGCCAAAGGCGCAGGGCTGCGCAATGCAACCGAAGCGGCGGCAGATTCCATGAAAGTATTTGGACAGCGCGTAAAATCTGTTGTCCGCAGCGCACTTGTTTTTACAGTTATTACCCAAGCTTTAACAAAAGTGCGCGACTGGGTAAAGAACGTCGTAATGGTAAACTCCGAGGCAAGAGAATCCATTGCGCAGCTTAAAGGAGTGCTTTTGACGCTGGCACAGCCTCTTGTAAGCGTAATTGTCCCCGCCTTTACACTGCTTGTAAAAGTTATTACGGCAGTAGTCTCGCAAATCACGCGTCTTGTGGCGCTTATCTCTGGCAAGAGCGTCAAGGCAACTGCTAACTCGGCAAAGGCGCTAAACAAAGAGACCAGCGCATTAAAGGGAACGGGCAGTGCCGCGAAGAAAGCGGCAAGTCAGCTTGCGGCGTTTGATGAGATCAACCAGATTTCCACCGATACCGCAAACGATGCGGGCGGTGGCGCATCCGCTGACGCAATCACTCCGGACTTTAGCTACATGGACGACATCAGCGACCGCTTAAAAAAAATCGCCGATGCAGTCATGCTCATTGCGGCAGGATTAGCGCTGTGGAAAATCAGCAGCAGCTTGCCGGGTGTGCTTGGCACTATTCTGCAAAAGCTCGGCGGCATCCTTATCGCGGTTGGAGGATTGATTCTTCTGTGGGACGGCTTATCCGACGCATGGAATAACGGCGTTAACTGGGGGAATCTGCTTGAAATGCTTGCAGGCACAGCGGCGCTTGCCGGGGGGCTTGCAATCGCATTCGGCAAAGTTGGGGCTGGCATCGGCCTTGTAGTGGCTGGCGCAGCAATGATTATCACAGCGTTTAAGGACATTTGTGATAACGGTGCAAATCTCAAAAACACGCTGTTACTGATTGCTGGCATTGTGGCAACGGGGTTGGGATTCTTCTTTCTGACCGGTAGTGTCATCCCACTTGTGATTGCGGGAATTGCTACGGTAGTTACCGCTGTGCTTGCTCTGACTGGCAATTTGACCGAGTTTGCGAGAAACCTTAAAGATAACATCCTTGGCGGCATTATCCAGTTTATCAAGGGCGTGTTCACTGGTGACTGGAATTCTGCATGGAATGGTGTCAAAAAGGTGTTTAAAGGCATTTGGAACAGCATCGTCATTATTGCTGAAAGCGCGGTGAACGCCATTATCAAGGGATTGAATTGGCTTATCAGCAAGATCAACACGATTAAGTTTACCGTCCCGAGCTGGGTTCCGGGTCTTGGCGGTAAAAGCATCGGGGGGCATCTTTCCTCGCTTTCCGAAGTACATCTTCCGCGTCTGGCAACCGGCGCAGTCATTCCGCCCAACAAAGAATTTCTCGCCGTGCTGGGCGACCAGAAGAGCGGGACGAACATCGAAACGCCGCTTGCAACGATGGTCGAAGCATTTAAGCAGGCTATGGCGGAATCTGGCGGCGGTACAACTACGGTCGTTATCCAGCTTGACGGTAAGGAAATCGCACGCAGCACCGTGAAGAACATTAACAACATGACACGCGCGGCGGGTAAGCCCGTGCTGTTGTACTAAGGAGGAGTAACATGGAAGTCCTTATTATCAACGGCACGGACTACTCCGATTTTATCGCCACAAAGGGTTATGGGTGGAGCCGCAACGACCTCGACAGCGATAAGACCACCCGCACAAAAGATGGGAAAATGCGCCGTGACAAGATTACCAGCAAGCGAAAGCTGAACTATACAACGCGCTCTATGCCTCGCGATAAGCTGGCAAAGCTCGATGATGACCTTAATGAGACAACGGTCACGGCCAAGTATCTCGATCTGCATGGCGTCAGAACCAGCACGTTTTATTGCTCGTCGATGGAATGCACGCTCGAAGAAGCAGCAGACGACAATGAGGTGTGGGGCGGCGCGACGTTTAACTTGATCGAGGTGTGATATGGGGCAGACGACAAGTGCGCTGTGGCGCGAGCTGCTTCACAAGCCCGGGACGGAACGCGAATACAAATTTATCATCAATGGTGTGGAATACGGGAAAGACGCGGAGGTTTCCCACTCTGTTGAATCTCAGCTGTTTGAAGAATTTGGCATCGGCAATGCCTGTTGCGCGACGCTGAAACTCGCAGTCGTCGCGGACAATATCCCGCGCGCCGCGACGATCAATCGCTATCTCAGGCTTGTTAATGGCAGTCAGGCGACAGACTGGATCCCAAAGGGCGTGTTTTTTACCAACCGCCGTTCCTGCGATGGGAATTATTGGGAACTCGAAGCATACGACGCTATGAGAAAGGCTGACGTTGTGTGGGAGCCAGAACAGTCGCTTAACTTCCCGATGACTATGCCTGACGCTGTAAATATCTTTTGCCAGTTGATGGGCGTGGAGCTGGATAGCCGCACAGTGCTCAATAGCTCATATACCATCGACTATCCCGCAAATGATTACACCATCCGCAATGAGCTATGTTTTATCGCAGCGGCGCACGGCGGGAACTGGATTATTACCGATGCAGGGAAACTGTTGCTTATTCCGTTGTTGTCCATGCCTACCGAGACGAACTATCTCATTACAGAAGCGGGCAACGCTATCACATTTGGAGGGGTGAGGATTCTTGTCTGATAAATATTACGTCGGTGGCGACATTACGAGTTTTTCCGACAACGGCAAGTATAAGCCTATTTCCCGTGTGACGTTGCTTGTGGATGATGAAAACAGCCTGACGGCGGGCGATGATACCGGCATGGAAGTTATTGCAAGTTGCCCTCACGCCACGCAGCCAATGGTAAGCGCGTTACTGCAAACCATGAAAGGCTACCAGTATCAGGCGTACGAAGCAGGCGCGGCAAACATCGATCCGGCGGCAGAGCTGGGCGACGGCGTGACGGTTGGGGGCATTTATTCGCCGCTTTCTAAACTCTCTGATGATGGGCGCGGATACGCGGGTATTTCTTCCCCCGGGAAAGCAGAGATGGAAGACGAATACCCAGCTGAGGGGTACATCACACAAGAGTTCAATCGCAAGATTGCCGAAACACGCTCGACTATCACCAAGACCAGCGAGGAGATCATGCTCAAGGTCAAGGGCGTTGATGGGCGCGTGACGTCGCTGTCGACGTCCATTGACGGCATTGAGGCCAATATTTCGAGCCTCAACGGCAGCATTACCAACATCAAGGCCGATATCAACGGCTTGCGCACGACTGTCTCGGGCAAGATCGACGGCAGCACAGCACAGAGCATGATCGACCAGAGCATTGACAAGATCACGCTGAGCGTATCGAGCAGCAGCAGCGGTACGACGTTCAAAATTCTCAGTAATGGTGTTGTCGTTGATTCGACCGGTTCGATCGACTTGCACGTTGACGCCGTCAACATTGACGGCACGCTGACGGCAAGCGAGATCGAGGGCGACACGATCACGGTGCGCAACGACAACGGACGGCGCTGCGGTTACATCTATACCGAGTACGCCAGCACGGCGGACTACAAAATGACGCTCGAGAGCAAGGCTATGGAGTTGAACGCGACGAGCGGAAACCTGTATCTGTCGGGGAATAACGGAAGATCAGCGCTCAATTTCGACTACGACTTCATCGATTGCCGCGGCGATTTCGCCCCGAATGCAGATAACCGGTACAATCTTGGCGCACCAAATTTTGTTTGGAGCACGATCTATTGCAGCACGAACGAGTTGAACGGGTCCGACCGGAACATCAAGAACAGCATTGAGGCGCTGCCGGTGAAGTACGTGCGCATGTTTGAGCTCGTCGAGCCGAAGCGCTACAAGCTGAACAGCGGCACGAGCGGACGCTATCACACAGGCTTCATCGCGCAGGAGGTAGAGGACGCCATGCGCGCGTGCGGCATTGATTCGCAGGAATTCGCGGGCTGGGCGGCGGCCAAGCTTGATGACGGCAGCGAGACCTATTTTCTGCGGTACAGTGAGTTTATCCCAATTCTGTGGGCCAAGGTGCGCGAGCAGGAAGCGCGGATTAGAAGATTGGAGGCATCGGCATGAAAGAAGCAATGGAACTTTTGAGCAACGCGTTTGACACGCTGAATAACACGTTGGTTTTGGGCTCGGAGGCGGGCAAGATCAGCGTCGTCAAGGCGCAGATTCAAAAGGCTTATGAGATTTTACATCGCGAGGCGGAAGAGCAGGAGAAAGACAAGCGCGAGCTTGTCGCGCTGAAATATCAGCTTGAGGATGCAAAAAAGAAAGCAAAAAAAGTAAAGGACGGCGAAGCCGAAACCGCGAAAGCGCCCGAAGAAAGCGAGGCAACCGATGGCTGATAAAGCAATTTCCGACCTCACGCAAGCGTTACAGATCACTAACGAAGACCAGTTTGTGCTTGAGCAGGGCGGCGAGGCGAAGATGCTGAAAGGCGAAACGCTGCTGAAGTTTGTCACGCTGAGCGTTGTATCGGTCACGGTGACAACGCTGCCCGCAGGAAGCTCAGCAACGGCGACTTACGACAAGTCGACTGGTACGCTGGCACTTGGCATTCCGCAGGGTAGCAAGGGCGATACCGGCGCGACAGGTGCGACTGGCCCTACAAACGTGCTGACCATTGGCTCGGTCACGTCCGGCAAGGTGGCGAGCGCGACCATTACCGGAGAAGCCCCGAATCAGGTGCTCAACCTTGTACTCGAAAAGGGTGAACAGGGTGAACAGGGTAAGCAGGGTATTCAGGGTGAACAGGGTAAGCAGGGTATTCAGGGTGAAATTGGTCCACAGGGCAATCCCGGCGCAGATGCTCCCACGATTACTGGCATCACCATCCGGCAGAGCGACTATCACCTTATCGTGACGCTGTCGGACGGCACGAGCTATGACGCGGGCTATTGCCGAGGCGCTTCCGGCGCTGGTACGGGTGACATGCTGGCGTCTGTGTATGACCCTAACAACAAGCATCAGGACATCTTTGCATATGTTGACAATGCCATCAAGGACGTCAAGGTAACTACTGACGCAACGCCTACGCAGGGCAGCGCGAATCCTGTGCAGTCTGGCGGCGTGTACTCGGCCCTCGTCAACAAGCTAGACAAGACCGGCGACGGCAGTAATGTCACGGCAGCGTTCACTGCGGCGGAGACGCGTACCAATATCGCAACTGGTGAGAAGTTGTCGATACTGCTTGGTAAGATTGCCAAGTGGTTAGGCGACCTCAAAGCTCTTGCATTCAAGGACAAAGTTGCTAAGACTGACCTTGCAGACGACGTGCAGACAAGTTTGGGCAAGGCTGATAGCGCTTTGCAGAGTGCGCCGGTCACGAGTGTCAACAGCAAGACAGGGGCGGTGAACCTTGCAAAGGGAGACGTCGGCCTTGGCAATGTGGACAACGTCAAGCAATACAGCAAGGACAATCCGCCGCCGTATCCTGTAACAAGTGTAAATGGTAAAACCGGAACTATCACGGTTCACGAAGCACCCACCGTTACAATAGAAGATAACGGGAAGTTCCTGCGCGTGGTAAATGGCGTGTGGGCAGCAGCGACCGTAGATAATGCAAATGGGGTGAGTTTCTGATGGCTGAATATTTGACAAACGACACTGACCTTAAGAAGGTCGCAGACGCAATCCGAACCAAGGCTGGCTCTACTGCCAAACTTTCCTTCCCTGCTGGCTTTGTTAATGCTGTGAATGGGATCCAGAAGACGGGCGGAGTCAATGTGTCATACAATACGATCGACCCGGATAGATACAGTGTTAATCTCGATAACCGGACAGCTCAACTAGACCTTACAGGGTTGGTTGCTGGGAGTCTCTATATCTGCAATATGACTTTTCTAGGTGTAGCTCTAGATTCGCAGAATACAGGTAGTACGGGGGACGCCATTAAGTATAACATTACTATGTTTAGTACTGGAAACGAGCAGTCTGATTTTATATTCTGCTCGTTTATGGGTGGTTATGGTGATGGCCCCATCCAATACAACAGTACTCTAGTACTCAATCTTGACATACTCCTAGAAACTACCAAGAATGACTACGATTATGGAATGGCTTACAATATTACAAAGATGATCAACTCTACAATTGTAAGTTGGAATTAGCATGATCACAGACCCTGCCGGAAACGGCAAGTAAACGAAGAAAGGGAGCGGGATATGGATAATGCAAAGCACTACGATGACGCGGCGATCGCGCTGATCGAAAGCCGGTGCAAGAGCAACACGCACAGGATTAACGAGTTACAGGAGCATCAAACGGCGCTTGACAGGCTGGCAACGTCTGTCGAGGTGTTGGCGACCAAGCAGGAGACTGTCGAGGGCGACGTCAAGGAGATCAAAGAGGCCGTGAAGGCCATCACGGGAAAGTCCGGGAAACGCTGGGACAGTTTGGTCGACAAGGCTCTCGCGGTGCTGGCGGGCGCGTTTATCGCGTGGCTGCTGAGTGGGGCGGTCGGATGAAGAAGTGGAGAAAGCGGGATAAGTACGTCATCGCGGCAGTGCTCAACCTCTGCTGGTACTGCATTGCGGTGCTCGTATTGACCGCGCATGACAAGGTAGTGCCGGACAGCCTGACCGTCGCGTGGTTCGCCGCGTGGACGGCGGAACTCGGCCTGCTGGCGGGAATCAAAATCAAGGGAAAGGACGAATAACATGGAACTGATTCGCAAGAGACTGGCAAACCTGATGAGCGTCAAAAGCATCGTGACGCTTGTGCTGACGGGTGTATTTGCGTACATGGCCGTCACGGGCAACATCTCGCAGGACTTTATGACGATCTATGCGGTCATCATCGCGTTCTACTTCGGCACGCAGTCGCAGAAGGCACAGGACGTGATCGACGGCAAGGGTGACGGCAATGCTTAAAAGCGGCGATATTAAGTATCTGCGCGCAGACGTGCGGGCAAATTGCCTTATCTTTCTGGATCTTTGCAAGCAGGCGGGCTTGCCCGCCAAAGTCACGGACACGGTGCGCGACGACGATTACCAGCGCTATCTTGTGAGCAAGGGCTACGCCCACAAAGACGCGATGCGCCCGACTTTTCACAGCGTCAAAGCGGGGCTGGCGTTCGACATCTGCAAGGATGTTGCGGGGCACGGATACGACGATCCGACGTTTTTCGCCCGCTGCGGGCAGATCGGCAAGCAGGTCGGCTTTTCGTGGGGGGGCGACTGGAAGAAATTCCCCGACCGCCCGCATTTCCAGTGGGACAACCACCTCAAACACACAGGGAGCATGATCTTGGCGGGGAAGTACCCGCCGGAAATGGAGGAGTACATGGATCAGGCAATGTTTAACAAGATGATGGACAGCTATTTGGCGCAGCTACGCACGAAGCCCGTCTCCACGTGGGCGGCGAAAGACTGGGCGGCGGCAAAGGCTGCGGGCATCACGGATGGCAGCGCCCCGCAGGGGCTTATCACGCGGCAGGAAGCCGTGACGATGATCCAGAGAGCGACAAAATAACGGTGCCCGATTCGGGCACAGGAAGGAGCGGGCGGCGAAAGCCCACGCGCAAGCGCCTCTGCAAGCCCTACACGGGCATGGACAGTCAGCACAGGTCAATCCGCGCGCAATTATCCTCTATGGCCCCCAAGCGGGCCGTGGCGTATATTTTATCATTTGAGCTGCCAGCGGACGAGGCGGCGTGCATCATCGAGTGCGACGTGCGGCGCAAGAGCTACGCGCAAGTGTGTGCAGCGCTGCACCTGTCACCGGAGGCGGTCAACCGCTGCCGCAGGCGAGCATACAAAAAAATAGCAGACGGACAAAGAGAGCACCGAGGTTAATCGGTGCTCTCTTTTTGTGGTTATATAAGGTCTTTTGGATTCACGCCGAGAACGTCGGAAATGGCGATCAGGTTTCTTGCGGTTAAATTACCGGCGTCGGCGTCTCCCATTTCCACGCGCTGAATCTGGCGGCGGTTCACGCCGGATTTGACAGCGAGGTCGGTTTGCGTAAGGCCTGCCATGCGGCGCGACCATTCGAGTTTTGAGATCGGGCGGTTATGGCAGTCGCGCCCGTAATTGACCAGCGAACAGGCAGTGCAATCGCTTTTTGCAAACTGGCAGTCCGGATATTTCTTCCCCATAGTACACCTCAAGCGTCAAGCTCTTCCGCGCCGCCGTTACCGGCGTCAACCAGATCGACAATCTCGCGAAGACAAGCAGCGGGGGTTTCTTCGCCACCCTCCCAGCCGTCCGTAATGGGGTCACTGCCATCTTTGAGAGCAGCCAGCGTGTCGAGCACGAGGCCGCGATCAAAGTCACTCAGATAATAAACGCATTCGCCGTCTTCGTTCAAAATGGCAAGATGCAGGCCGCCAGCGTTGTCTTCAAACATTCGATACGTGTACTTCATGGCTATTTCCTCCTAAGAGTTTCCCTCTTGTTTATGTCCCCATTGTACGCTAATATTAGCGCTCAGTCAAGAGTTTTTTGGATTTTTTGAAATATTTTTTGACCAAATAATGACCAAACGATGACCATTTTTAAGGCGCAATTCACGGTATGATTGAGGCAACAAAAGGAGGTGCGCGAGATGTACGAACGACTTTTAGCTTTGGGCTTTACCGAGCAGATGGCAATGGACATTCTCGCGCTGTTTCCTGATCCTGACGAGTTGCGCACATACGTCTATTTCGCGGAGATTTTCCATGTATAGCTATTTCAACCCGAATCCAAACGGACGCAACGTCAGCGACTGCACCGTGCGCGCGATCTGCAAGGCAACAGGGAAGGACTGGGGCGAAGTTTATTTGTCTCTGTGCATACAAGGATACATTGATGGCGATTTGCCAAATGCAAACGCCTGTTGGGGCGCGTATCTGCGGTCTTTGGGCTACCGGAGATACATCATGCCGGACACCTGCCCCGACTGCTACACGGTCGGTAAGTTTGCCGACGAGCACCCGCGCGGGACGTATATCCTCGCCCTCTCCGGCCATGTAGTGTGCGTTCAGGGCGGGACGATCTATGACAGTTGGAACAGCGAGAACGAAATCCCGCTTTATTACTGGGTCAAAGAAACGGAGGAATGAACATGGCATATCCCTATTTCAACCCCTATTACCCGCAGCCAATGCCGGACAACCTCATGCAGATGCGGCAGATGCAGCAACCACAGATGCAGCCCATGCAGCAGCCTATGTCGCAGCCAGTGCAACAGAACCCCATCGCACAGGGCGGCGTGCAGTGGGTAAACGGCGAGCAGGAGGCAAGAGGCTATCTCATCGCGCCCAACTCTGCTGTGGCGCTGTGGGATTCTACCGCGCCGACTGTGTATCTCAAGCAGGCGGATGCAAGCGGGAAGCCGACGCTTAAAATTTACGACCTTGTAGAGCGCGCAGAAACGCCTCGCACAGCGCCGCAGGAAAAGGGCGTGGAATTTGTCACACGCAAAGAGTTTGACGCTCTGGCGGCGCTTGTGGGCGAATTGAAGGGCAAGAAAAAGCGCAAGGAGGACGATGACGATGAATAATCCCTTTTTCGGAGCGCTCGGCGGCGGCAACGGCTTTATGCAGATGTTGCAACAGTTCCAGCAATTCAAGGCAAATTTTCACGGTGACCCAAAAGCGGAGGTCGAAAAGCTTTTGCAGAGCGGTAAGCTCAACCAGCAGCAGTTGAATCAGCTACAGCAGATGGCAAAGCAGTTTCAAAGTCTGATGCAATAAATCAACTACACAGTTGGTTTGTTGCACTAAGAATCAACCAAACGGTTGAACAATAAACAAGATTTAAGCAAAGTATTTGCTCAACTTTTTGCAAAATCAACATCGTGGCCACGATTTGATGAATAAAAATTTTTCAAAGGAGTGATACTATGTCTCTTTCTGACGGCGGCGTTCAGGCCACTATGCCTGTTGCGCCAACCGGCATGATGAACAGCGGCTTTGGCGGCTTTGGCGGCGATGGCGCGTGGTGGATCATCATTCTTTTCCTGTTTGTGTTCTGCGGCTGGGGCGGCAACGGCTGGGGGAACAACGGCAATTCCGGCGGCGTGGTCGACGGCTATGTGCTGACCTCTGATTTTGCCAATGTCGAGCGCAAGATCGACAGCGTAAATCAGGGCCTTTGCGACGGATTTTACCAGCAGGCGCAGCTTGTCAACGGCACCAATATGGCGATGGCAAACGGCTTTGCACAGGCCGAGCTTTCCCGCAGCAACCAGCAGGCGGCACTGATGCAGCAGCTCAACGCCATGCAGATGCAGGCCGCTAATTGTTGCTGCGAAAACCGCGCGGCTATCGCGCAGGTGCGCTACGACATGGCGACGCAGGCGTGCGACACGCGTAACACCGTGCAGAACGCCACACGCGACATCATTGACGCGATGAACAGCGGGTTCCGCGGCATCGACCAGCGTCTAACCGCGCAGGAGATCGCTGCGAAGGACGCGAAGATTGCTGAACAGAACCAGCGTCTTTTTGCTGCTGACCTCGCGGCCTCTCAGGCTGCTCAGACGCTTGATATGCGCAACTATGTTAGCGCACAGTTCGCGTATTACAACCCGCGCCCCGTTCCTTCTTTTGAGGTTCCTGCACCTTATCAGTACGGTGGTTGCGGCTGCGGCTGCAATCAGGGTTGCGGCTGCTGACAACTGCATAGCATAGCTTTTTCCCCACACGGGGGAAATGGTCGGCCCCGTGCCGATACTACGACAACGCGGCGGGGCAATAGCTCCGCCGCTGTATTTTAACCGGGTCGAAATCGACCCCTTTAGAAAGGACTGATTATTTTGGCAGAGTACACAAACGCGAATATTGTGAGCGTAGCCGCAGGCCAGAACGTTCCCCTGACCGAAACGGCGGTCAATAGCAAGCCGTGTATCGTTCACCGTGCCGGTGCCGGTTTGGTAACTTTGCGCGGGCTGACTAACCAGTGCCGCGCTCTCTACAAAATTTCTTATGGTGGGAACATCGCCATCCCTACCGGGGGCACGGTCGAGGCCATCACGGCGGCGCTTGCCGTCAACGGCGAGGCACTCAACAGCGCTACGGCGACCGTTACCCCTGCTGCGGTGGAGAACTATTTCAACGTGTATGTCAGCGCGCAAGTGAGCGTCCCGAAGGGCTGCTGCGTAACTGTCGCGATGAAAAACACAAGCGCTCAGGCCGTGAATTTTGCTAACAGCAATCTCACGGTTGAGAGAATCGCATGAAAGGAGCATGGACATGAGCAAGAAAGCAATGTATGATCTGCGCAATATGCTGTGCGACGAACTCGACGAGCTGGCGCGTAAGGGCGAGCTTGGCGCGGGCGATCTCGAAATTGCGCACAAACTGACGGACACCATCAAAAACATCGATAAGATTGAGATGTTGGAGGACGACGGCTATTCCCGCGATGAAGACTATTCTCGCCGCTATTCCCGCGACGGAGACTGGCAGTCGGGTATGCGCGGCGCTTATGACCGTGATATGTCCAATGCGAGACGCGGCACGCATTATGTGCGCGGCCACTATTCCCGTGACGGCGGCATCGACAACATGAAACGCCAGTTGCAGGAAATGTTGGACAACTCCGACGATGAAAGCATCCGCAGAGCCATCCAGCGCTGCATGGACACGATCGAGAGCTAAAGGGGGGTGAATCCCCGTGTTGGACGAGACCGAGATCAATCGCTGGATAGCACGGCTTGAAACCGAAGAATCGAGCTGGTCGAACTACGAAAAGTTGGCAGTGCTGTATGCGCTTAGAGATCAACACGCACCTGAACCGAACGTGCCAGAACCGATGATGTACTCTGCCGCCCCTGCCAAAGTGTATGGCGATAGCGACTTCCTGCGGGCGGTGGCTGATGTGCCACCGGGCAAGGCGTGGGAGATCATTGATGAGCTGATGGACGACCTCAAGATCGTCAATGAGCGCGTGTACAACAGCGTCATGCGGAAACTGGAAAAGTGATAGTAATTTGTTAGCAACCGCGACGGAATGGCGCAGAATGACGGCATATTTAATTCAGATACGTTGCGATTATGCCGGTATATTGCATGCTATTGCTATAATATACCACACATTCGGCTTTTGTGCTTAATTGACGTGCATGGGGTCATAGGTTCGAGTCCTGTACCGCGCACCAGAAAAAAGCCTTGAAACTCAACGGTTTCAGGGCTTTTTCTTTTTGCCCTTTTCTGACGCTGTTTGTAACGTGTTAGTAACGGCGGCAACAAGTGTATCGGGATCAAGGTGCGTGTAGATGTTCGCAGTGGTGGAATAATCCGCGTGACCGATGATTTTTTGAAGAAACTCCGGGGGCAGACCTTCCTTGACCGCGCGCGTGGCGTAAGTGTGGCGCGTGGCATGGGGGGTCTTTCTTTTTATCCCGAGGCGATCCAGCATGGGATAGTAATCGCGGCGGCGGAAGTTGGCGGGGATCTTCTGCCCCTCGTATCCGGAGAGCAGCAGCTTCCCGGTTGCCTTTGCGGCGAAGTAGGCAAAATATGGTTTTCCCTCCGGGCGGATCGGAATGACGCGATCCCGTCCGGCTTTTGTTTTTTCACCACCGACTACATAGGTTTCGTGATAATCCGCGAGCGGCAGGGAGAATAGCTCACCGATGCGCATACCGGTGGCAAGGAGCATGAGGACAATCTTCGCGACGTCGCTTCCGTCTTCCTCAATCTTCTTGATCTCTTCCGCTGTGAATACCTCCTTTTCTTTCTTGACGTTCTCGGGGAGCTTGACAAATTTCGCAAAGTTGGTGGAGCAGATTTCCTCGCGAATCGCCCAATTCGACATTTGCGTGATGAGCTGCTTGTACTTCGACACGGTGGAGTGGGATTTACCCATGTAAATATCTACAACGGATTGAAAGTCGGAAGCGCGCAGGTCGCGGAATTTCTTGTCGTAGAGCGGCTTGAACACCTTATAGGCGTTTTCATAGGATTCTACGCCGGAGGGCCCGATCTCACGGAAATGCTCGTCCTTCCAATCTTCGTACACTTCGGAAAAGGTCATATTGTATCGCTCGTCCAGCGGACGGCCTGTAAGCCGTTCTAAGGCATCTACGGCGTCGGTCTTGCGGGGGTAGTATCCGATGATAACACGATTCTTTGCGGCGACCCATGGACGCGTTCTGCGGCCTTGCAGCTTATATACCGTTCCGGTTCCGTTGGCGCGCTTGAGCGCCTTGCGCTTTTCCGGCACTTGCTTTTTGCCGCACATAGGACAAAACAGCGCGCCTTCCGGCAGCGCTGCTTTACATTTGATGCAATTCGCCATGTCAGCCCCTCCAAAATCCGTAATCTATACAATGAAAATCAATGTACGCGCACCACACAGTGAGAAAAACGATGATGAGGAACATTATAGCAACCACGCCGTTTCGGATACGCACTCCGCGTCTCATGATCTCGATCGTGTCCGCTTTTGCATCCACGTGGCGTTCTAACTCATCGTTGCGTGCTTGCAAGGTTTCTTCGGTCGGCGTCAAGTGTTCGGAAATCCCGAATATTTCGTCAAGGGATATACCGAGCACCTTGCAGATCGGCGCGACGGTGTAAATGGACGGGGCTTTCGACATTTTGGAAAAGAAGTTCTGCACGGTGGACAGCGGCACGCCGGAAGCGTCGGAAATGTCGTGGTAGGTCAGTTTCAGTTCTTCTTTACGGATTCTACACAGCTCTTGAATGTTCATTTACATCACCTTAACTTTTCCGGTTTCTGCCCGTTTTGGGTGCCAAAAGTGGGTCTGTCGAACGCGGTCGAATGCCGTCGTGTTGCAAGGTCTTGGTATTGAAGTGGTAAGGTAAAGCGCGATATGGTCAAAACAAGCAGCGGCGACCGCTTCCCGCTGGCTGCGAAAAGGCCCCGCCGTTTGTTGCAGAGGGCGGCGGGGCCTTTACTTCGAGATATTGATGCTTGCACCGCTATGTGCAACAATCGACATATAGCCCCGTTGCAAAAATATTTGGAGGGACATAATTATGGACGAGCAAACGAGAAAAGCAGCAGAACTTTTTGTCAACCTGACGCCAGAGCAAAAAAATGTTATTCTTGCGATGGTTGATAACCTTCTATCACAGCAAGCACCGCGCTCTTCTGCTGCGGAGACAACCGGCTAAACCCGGCAATAAGTTGCGCAAGCTGCGCATCCTCACCCTCGGTCTTCGGATCGGGGGCTTTTTTTGCGCTCTCGGCCTCGACCAGTTTCCGCACCGTCTCGATATCCTCTAAGCACTTTTTGGTTTCTTCCGGGGTCTTTCCCTCGTGCAAGAGGATGTCATCGGGGGAAACATTGAGGGTTAAGCACATTTGCACAGCAAGTTCTTTTGACGGCAAATTTGTGTTTTTCCCTCTGCGCAGGTCAGACACCCATCTATTGTTTTTCCCAAATTTTCGAGAAAACGCAGCTTCGCTAATATCTTTTCTTTTGCAATAAGCCTCGATAAATTTAACGCAATTATTACCGAGAGTAACGCTATTTAATGTTTTCGGCATATTAAATTCCTTTAAATTATATCTATTCCGTATAATGCCGCTTGGGCTAATATCTTTTGATAGGCTTTAGAATTAGAGTTTTTCATTCTGGAGTATCCAGATAATGATTTTGGGCACAACGCAGGAAGATATTCTTGCAATCGATAATATTCATGTCGGATAGAACGCTTTCTAATTCGTTCTTCTTCCATTTCTTTAATTAAGCGCTTCCATTTAAAATATGCAAATACGTTTGGGAAATCTCTTATAGAGAGATGCGGGTATATTCCAACTTTTTGAAAATAGGAATCAACTCGCGCTTCTTCTTCCCATGCTTGCTTATGTGCACCTAAATTGTGCAAATGCGTTATGTCAAATATGTAAGCATCGTACTTCCAGATCATATCTGATATAAACATTAAGCTATGTGCTTTTCTTACACATTCTACGGCAAGTGCAATATTTTTCTCTTTGTAGTATTTTGCGAAGCACTGACCGCGCAAGTAATATTCTACACGGCCTGTAGGAGAATCTCCGTTTACCTCTGTACATGGGACAGGAATATTTCTTATCCCATCAACGGTTGAAAAATCATAAAAGCTTCTCAATTTAACGACCTCTTGTTCTCTTATTCGAGAATAAGCGTCGTTTTTTTCTTCGAGCGTTTTAGATTCGTCATCAAAAATATTGTAAGCCATACTTTAATAATAACTGCCAAATCCAACGACATGTGTTTGTCCATTCTGCTAAATCCTACATTTTGTCGTCAAAGGCGTTGACATCCACCATTACGTAGGTTATAATAACCTTACAGAACTTAATTAAGGCAACAAAAAACCAAGCCCCCAACGGATTTCCCGTTTTTGCGGACTTATAACCGATATTTTGTTGGCTGACACTTACATAATAGCGGTGTTGGTTGCGTTTGTCAATATAAAGTTCTGAACTTTATAAGGAGGGGAGAACGCTTGGAATTAAAGGCAATCCGAGAAAATGCCGGTTTGCGGCAGGAAGACGTAGCAAAGAAACTCCGTGTAAGAGTTTCCGCGGTGTCTAACTGGGAACGCGGTGTGAATGGTATTGCAAGCAAGTACATTAGACCGCTGACCAGATTGTACGGTGTGACCGAAACGGAAATCAGATCGGCATCGGGAGCCGCACAGGCTGCAAGAGCAGATAAGGCGATGAGACCCAGCGAAGAGAACTAACACACAACAGGAGGTTAAAGATGATTTTTGCAGCATGGAAAAGTGGCTGCCGCATTTCCGCTGACGCGCAGAAGGTCGCTGACGAAATCTTGGCAATCGGCAACTCCGCAACGACCGCCCAAATCCTCGACAAGGCGAGGGACGAGCAGACGGAACTGCATAAGTGCTTTGATTGGGACGATGCAGAAGCCGCCGAGAAGTGGCGTTTGCAGCAGGCGCGGCACATTGTTTGTAACCTGGTTATCAAGGAGAAGAGTGATACACCCCGCCCCGAGGTGCGCATGTTCTTCAAGACGGACGCGGATAACGGCTATAAGCCGACAGTCCTTATCATGCAGGACAAGGACGAATATCGGAAACTGCTTGACCGCGCTCTTGCAGAGCTGACCAGTTTCCGGGCGAAGTACAAAACACTGGGGGAGCTTGACGGCGTATTTGACGCCATTGACAAGGTAGCCGGATAAATTCGCAGTGGTAAGCAGAAACAGGGGCGCGTAGCTCCGTAGCAAAATAAAGCAAGGAACAGGACATTAAACATCTGTATATGACAGTATAAAACATTACACTACACGCTTCTGTTTCTGCTTACCGCAGACAAAACACCGCGTATTAGGACAAAACACCACTACACACTAAAGGATATCGCAAATCAACATCGTGCGCTTGCTGTGGCTTATGGCCTTAAAATACACAACTGCTAAACGCCATATGACAACGCAGCAGAACAAATTACAGAACATTATATACTGCATAAGAACCTCCACCATAAGTCACAGCAAGCGCACGAACAAAACGAAGGAGGAATATACCGTGAAAAAGGAACGCATCATTGAAATTCAGCCGGTGAAAATCGAATCGGCAACCATCTGTATCGAGGGGGACGGCGATCTTGTTTTAAACAAGATGAACGCCCGCACCATCCGAGAATTGACCCGCGCCCGCGAGAGCAAAAAGACCACGAAAGAAATCCCCAACAACTGGGAGGACATCATTACCGCCATGCACTGGCTGAACGGCTATCCGGTCGAGGACACTTACCGCGACATGAACGCAGAGGTTTTGCATGATATGCTGACGAACAACGCTCCGTGCATTACGGGCTTCGGGCTAAAAAAGTCCTTTTGTCAAGCGGTTGTTCGAAACGAGATTGACACTTACTCGACGAAGTTTGACAACGCCATGAATGTGACAAACGCACTTATTCCAATCAAGTTTGCGGAACACAACGTTGACCAGAAACTCATGTCCCCGAAGCGCGGCGCGCCCGTCCTTGTTTACATCAACCGCTTTTCCGGATGGAGTGCGGAAATCCCAATTACATACACCGAGAATGTTTACTCTCTCGACCAGATCGTGAACATCATCAATATGGCCGGCTTTGGACTTGGCATCGGTTCTGGGCGTTCCAGCGGATACGGCAGATACCACGTTGTCGGCATCAAATAAAAAATGCCCCGCCCAATGTTGCAGCATCGAGCGGGGCGGGTGGGACAAATCTCACCACAAGATATTGTGTCCGTGCTTATTGTAGCACGGAAGAAAGGAAAAGGCAATGATAAAAACAATGGACCTGAACGAGTGCGCGGCATACTTACGCGCACACGGGCTGAGCATTTCGAACGAATCGCTGGCAGACGGCCTTGAGCAGCGGGTTTACCCCTTCGGCGTGTGCATCCGCGGCGGCAAGCGCAGAATCTTCCAAATCTATACTCGCCTCGTGGACGAGTGGATTGCGGAACGCGAGGTGGAGGCATGATCGACACGCTGTTTTTCGGCTGCATCGCTGCTGCGGTAATTGCGCTCAACGGCTGCGACTTTACGACGGGGCTTGCCGTCATCGGCGCGTGCGCGGTGTGCAAGGTGCTGTATGAGCTGCTGCCGTATATCGACAGGGGGTGCAGGAAGTGAAATGCGAGCTGTACCATGACAACTTCCAGAATTTTAAGAAATACGGAATCCCAAAGGCGCAGCTTGTGATCGCGGACATTCCCTACAATATCGGCGCTGACGCTTACGGGAGCAACCCGACGTGGTACATCGGCGGTGACAACAAAAACGGCGAGAGTAAAAAAGCAAAGAGCAGCTTTTTCAACTCCGACGGCTATTTCAAAATCGCCGAGTATATGCACTTCTGTAACCGGCTTTTGAAGAAAGAACCGAAGGAGAAAGGGCAAGCCCCGGCAATGCTTGTTTTCTGCGCGTTTGACCAGATGCAGACCGTTATGGAGTATGGCAAGCAGTACGGATTCAAAAACAGCTACCCGATGTTTTTTTGCAAAAACTATTCCGCGCAGGTGCTTAAAGCCAATATGCGAGTAGTAGGGGCGACGGAGTTTGCGGTAGTGCTTTACCGTGACAAGCTTCCAAAATTTAACAACGGGCGCGAGATCGGCGAAGATGGGAAACCGATTCGCGGCACGGGAAAGATGGTTTTTGATTGGCAGAAGTGGGAGCGCGACGGGAAGGACATTCCCAAGATCCACCCCACGCAGAAGCCGGTGAATGTGCTGAAAAGGCTGATTGAAGTTTTTACCGACCCCGGCGACGTTGTAATTGACCCATGCGCGGGAAGCGCGGCCACCCTTCGCGCGGCGTATGAACTTGGGCGAAATGCTTACGGTTTTGAAATCGACAGGAATTTTTACAAGGCGGCGCAAGAAGAAATGCTTGCTCCACTGTTTGAAAAGCCCGCACAAATCACGGTGGAAGAGGTGACACGGTGAGACGGCACGACAAGCGCACGAGAGAGCAGCGCAAGGCGGACGAATCGGCGCTGATTGCGGCGGCGTGTTTGGGCGCGACGATTCTCTTGATCGTGATCTCAATCCTCGCCACCAGCGCGCAGGCGGTCGATGAGGAACCGGAAGGAGCACCCATCGTAGAGGAGTATGACCCCGCGTGGGACATTCCCGCGACTGAAAGCGCGGTGTGCAACGACGTTTTTCTTGGCGAGTTTACACTCACGGCCTATTGCCCCGGACGCTGCTGCTGCGGCAAGTGGGCAAGCGGCTACACCGCGACCGGCACGCTGGCGGCCGAGGGACGCACAATCGCGGTCGACCCGGAGGTGATCCCTTACGGCACGCGCGTCCTGCTGATCTGGCCGAACGGCACTCAGCGCAGCTACATCGCTGAGGACTGCGGCGGCGGCGTGAACGGGAACCACATCGACGTGTTTTTCAACGACCATCAGGCAGCGCGCGTCTTTGGCGTGCAGAGCGCGATGGTTTACATGGAGGTGGAGGAATAATCTACCGCTGCACGTGCTGCCACCTCATTTTTGACGAGCCGGACGTTATGCGTCGGCGCGAAAATCTTGACGGCGAGCGCGGCTATGCCCTCGTGACGGAAAAGTTCTGCCCGGACTGCGGCGCAGAGGAAATGTATTTTGAAGAATTGGAGGAGACCGAAGATGGATAACTCCCTGATGAAAGTGACTCAACTCCCCGTGATCGAGGAGCATTTGAGGAGCCGGAAGGAGCAGACGGAGCAGCGCGTCGCAGAGGCAATGAGCCTTGTCTGCACCGACGAGACCTTAACCAGCGTGAAGAACATTCGCGCCGAAATGAACCGCGAGTTTGCCGATGCCGAGACCCAGCGCAAGGCCATTAAAGCCGCAATCATGGAGAAGTACGACAGCTTCGAATCCGTCTACCGTGAGTGCATCGCCGACCCGTACAAGCGCGCCGACGCAGACCTGAAAGCCAAGATCGACGCAACGGAAAGCGAGATCAAGAGCCGCTGCGAGGAAATGCTGCTGGGCTATTTTCAGGAGCTGTGCGCGGTCAACGAGGTCGACTTCCTTTCGTTCGGGCAGACCGGCGTTAAGGTCGATATGGCGAGCGCCAGAGCCAAGACGCCGAAGAAGCTCATGGAGCAGATCAAGCTAAAGGTGGACGGCGTGGCGCAGGATATGAAAACCATCGGCACGATGGGCGAGAACGCGCCGGAGATCATGGTGGAGTACAAAAAGAACCTCGACCTCTCGCTTGCGATCTCCGTTGTCAACGAGCGTCACCGCCGCGCCGAGGAAGAGCGCGAGGTCGTGAAACGCCGCACGGAAATGGAGGAGGCCCGTGCTGCCGGAGCACCCGTCCGCGAGGATACCGGCGCAGCGGCCCCGCAGGTCGTCCCGAAGCGCGTGGAGCAGGCGGCGGTCGAACGCCTCACGGTGTCGTTCCGCGTGACCGATACGCGCGAGCGCCTACGCCTTTTGAAGCAATTCCTTGTCAGCAATGGCTATCAGTACGAATGATTATTTGAGGAGGACATTACGATGAACGAAATGCAGACCTACAACAGCACCGAAGTTGTGAGCGCCAAGAGCGTGAACACCGAAATGATGATCTCCCGTCAGGCACAGGAAGTGCAGGCGGCAATGGTCGTCGCCAAGCGTTTCCCTCGTGACGAGATCGAAGCGAACAACCGCATTCTCAACGCCTGCAAGCGCAAGAGCCTTGCCGAGCGCGCGATCTATGAATACCCGCGCGGCGGCGAGAATGTGACCGGCCCGTCGATCCGTCTCGCCGAGGTCATGGCGCAGAATTGGGGCAACCTCGACTTCGGCATTACCGAGCTGGAGCAGAAGAACGGCGAGAGTACCGTCATGGCCTACTGCTGGGATTTGGAGACCAACACCCGCCAGACGAAGATCTTCACCGTGCCGCATATCCGCTACACCAAGAAAGGCAGCGTTGCCCTCACCGACCCGCGCGACATTTATGAAATGGTCGCCAATCATGGCGCGCGCCGTATGCGCGCGTGCATTCTTGGCATTATCCCCGGCGACGTGGTAGACGCCGCTCTTGCGGCGTGTACCAAGACGATGATGGGAAAGAGCGATGAACCCATGATCGACCGCGTACGCAAGATGGGACAGGCGTTCAAGGATGACTTCGGCGTACCGATGGAGTGCCTTGAAAAGTACATCGGCTGCAAGGCCGAAGCGTTCACGGCGCAGAGCATCGTGCGCCTGCGTAATGTGTATACCTCACTGAAAGAGGGACGCGCGAGCCGCGAGCAGTATTTTGATCTCCCGACCGTCGAAGTGGACGAGACCACAGGCGAGGTCAAGGACGAGCTGCCCGCTCCCGCTGACGCCCTCGGTACGCCGGACGACGGAAATACCGGCACCACCAAGCAGGTGAGCATGAATGATCTGTAAGGTCAAGGTCATTTCGACCGGCTCCAAGGGGAACGCCGTACTGCTGAATGATGAAATACTCATTGACTGCGGCGTTCCCTTTCGGGAACTCGAACCATACTGCAAGGGATTGAGGCTCGTCCTGCTGACGCATGTTCACGGCGACCACTTCAACCCCGAGACCATCAAGCGCCTGCACTTCCTGCGCCCTGCGCTGCGCTGGTGCGTCCCTCCGTGGCTCATGGAACCGATGGGACGCATCGGCGTGGACCGCCGCGTGACCGACGAGGGAATGGCAGGCCATGTGCTGTTCTACTCCTGTTCCTTTCTCTACCCCGTCTGTGTGTCCTACAATTCCATTCCTCACGATGTTCCGAATTGTGCGTGGCATATCGAATTTGCAAACGGCGAGCGCGTGTTCTATGCGACGGACTGCGCCTCGCTGGACGGCATTGTGGCGCAGGACTACGACCTTTATCTGATCGAAGCCAATTACGGCGAAGAGGAGATACAGGAGCGCATGAAGCGCAAGCTGGAGGCGGGAGAATTCAGCTATGAGAGCCGCGCGATGGAGAGCCATCTATCCCGCGAGCAGGCGCGCGCATGGCTCGCCCAAAACGCCGCCATCGGCAAGAGCCATGTGCTCTATCTGCACCAACACCAAAGCGAGGAGGAATTGAAATGAGCATGAATCGAATCTGCCTGATGGGACGCATCGGGCGTGACTTGGAGCTGAAAAAGACGAACAGCGGCGTATCCGTTGTGTCGTTCCCTCTTGCCGTTGATCGCAACGGCAAAGAGGGCGGCACGGACTGGATCGACGTTGTCGCATGGCGCGGCACGGCAGAAGTGCTCTGCAACTACGCCGATAAGGGTCGCATGATCGGCGTCGAGGGGCGCTTGCAGATGCGCGACTGGACGGACAAGAACGGCAACAAGCGTAGGAGCTACGAGGTGCAGGCTGACAGCGTGTATTTCGCGGACAACAGGCGCTCGGAGGGTAACAACACCGCCGCACCGCAATACGCCGCAGAGAGCGCCGCAGGCGGCTTTGCAGAGGTCAGCGAGGACGACGGCAAGCTGCCGTTTTAAGGGAGTAGTCTATGGCAAAGAGCGGGATCGATTACTTTCCGCTTGATGTCACATTGAACGCAAAGTTTGAACTGATAGAAGCAGAATTTGGCTTGACAGGATTTGGTGTAGTCGTTCACTTGCTGCAAGAGATTTACGGCAAGGCGGGTTACTACATTGAATGGACAGAGGAGGTTGCGCTTTTGTTCGCCCGCAAGGTCGGGTTGGGTGGGAGCGTCGTTTCCGAAATAATAGAGGCTTCTA